CCAATCCTAAATGCGTGTTCTTGATTTTCCATGTTAGTGCACCATTCTAAATTTTCAATTCTATTGTCAGTTTTTATTCCATTTATATGATTGACTTGAGGTTTATTATCAGGATTTGGGATGTATGACATAGCTATAAGCCTATGAACAAACATACTTTTTGTTTTACCATTGACAAATAAATTAACTCTTACATAGCCTCTTTTGTCTAAAGACTTGCTTAAAATCCTCTTTTTTAATGTGCTGTAAATTATTCCACTCTTGGAAATAATGTAATTTGGGAACTGTTCTAAAATATGCATAAAATAAAAATGGCTTCGGAATCCACAGTAGTACCAGTACTGTTTCATCCTTAGCCAAATAAGTTTTAAATGAACCTGGTACGTTCAAAACAAAGATACAAAAATATTTGGTAGATTTAAATAACCTTATTAATTTTACATCGCATAGTTTCTTAATTTGAATTTGACTTTGATTTTATTGACACGCCCTTCGTTTCTACGAGGGGCTCTTTCGTTCATATAAGTCTCATTTATCAATCAATAATGAGCCGAATACGACTGATAAACGGCTCAATGTTGATTCATAAAAAAAGGTAGTATTTCTACTACCCTTTCACTTTAAACTATAAACTACAAAACACAAATTATTTCTTTTTGTATTGCTCTAATCCAAACGTTATTACAGCTACATAACTAAGCACATATAATGCTCTGATGTATATATTCCATTCAGTAGGATTCCAGTTATTTACTATAAATGCAAATGGTAAATAGAGGACTACTAATAAGGCAATAATATTGCCAAGCATTTGTAAGATTAATTTCATATTAGAATGGTAAATCTTTTTTGTAATTACCTCCATCTGGCTTCCATGTATCCATAGTTACATAGAAATCTGATTGATCTGGAGATGTTGTCTTTTTAGTTTTGATTAGGATGTTTACCCAACCTTTGTTGTCTTTAGCCCATTCGTTCATTTTCTTTAAGTCATCTGGTCCAAATGATACTTTCTTAAAAGAACCATAAGCTGATTTCATTGTTTGGCATCTGCCTAGGAAATCTTCATTTTTTGTTGTTGCCATGTTATTTGTTTTATGATTAAATACTCTTTTTGAAATTTTGTTTCAATTTTTCTAGGTAAAGGGTAGCATCCATTAGTTCTTGTTGTAAATGCTCAATCCAATCCTTTGCGTTCAAGTCAGTTCTATCTAAATTGGTTCCGTATTTAGTTTGACCTAAGTTGGCTCTATCCTTATACTTCTCAATTACTGATGAAACTATTGAGTCTAAATTATCCATTCTTTCTGTATTCGTTAACTAATTGTTTGATAAAAGGTCTATACTTTAAATCAATAGCATAGTCTTTTAAGATTTCCTCAAAAGTAGAGATAGTTTCTTCTGAAACAAACTCTTTTTGTTTTTTAGTTACTTTAGGTGCCTTTAATTCTTTGTTTTCTAATTCTATGTTTTCCATTATCTTCCTTGTTTACGATATTTACTAATTGGTTTATCTTTTGGTCCTCTTCTTTTCTGTGCTTTACCACCTTTTCTTCTACCGAAACTCACCTTGTTCGAACTTGTAGATTTTGTTTTCGCCATCTTTAAATATTTCTAATTTAATTGTTTCATCGGATGTTTGGCTACATAACATTGACAATCCTCCTGCTATTCCAAGCTGTGTTAAAAAAGATAGTTGGTCAGGACTAATCCTATCACCTAACTTCTTAATCTCACAAGCTACAAACTGACCATGCTTTCTATCATAGCCAATTATATCAGGAACACCTTTCTTACCAATGAAGCTTCTTCCCTTAACAGCTAGATTATTATTTCTCCAAACAACTAAACCTTTAGAGGTTAAATAATCAATCATCATTTTGGTTAGTTCCGATGCTGTCAAGTATGTTGCCATAACCCAAAGTTATACAATATATTTAAATATATTAATCCCAGCGTATGAACTCGGTCATATGCATCTTCACATATCGAACCTTATCCTTGTACTTTAATCTGCTTAATTTAAAGTATCTACGAGCTTTTTGACGGAGCATTTCTGCTCTCATAAAGTATATTCTATTACGAATATCTAAGTTAATTGCAAAGAACTCTACTCTTGTATCTGCTATACCTGATGGCTTACCATCTCTCTCATACTCAAGCCATATATAACCTCTTTGTAAGGCTTTTAGGTCTGTGATAACCATTATTTTAGTATTCTTAGCAAATAGTCTTAATGCATTATATGTACCATCCTCATATTTTGCTAGGTCTATCTCGAACTTTCTTTTGTTTCGGTAGTTTCCTGGATTCGGTTTCTCCATTGTCTTGTTTTTTAGATAAAATACTGGACAACTGCTCAGTAAGTCTTTTTAATTCTATTTCATTCATATCAGCTCGTAGTTTAATATTGACTACTGCATCATGGATTTGGATGAATTGCTCTCTCATTCGTTATGGTTTTGTATGGTTATGGTTTCTCCTATGAATCTTAAAGGAATATTTGTTGTAATGCCGTGTCTATTCTTCTCTACCTTACAGATAACAAGCCCATTAGGATGGTATTCTTTGCCCTTAATCTCTACTGACTCTTGCATCTCATAGTATTCTGGTCTCATAAGCATCACTACGATGTCGGCATCTTGCTCTATTGATCCTGATTCTCTAAGGTCAGAAAGTTGTGGTATCTTGTCTGCTCTTTCTTCAACCCTTCTACTTAACTGGGACAAAGCAATAATGGGTACTTCTAGTTCTTTAGCTAACGCTTTTATGTTCCTACTTATTGTACTAACCTCTTGCTCTCTATTTTGGTTAGACTTACCTTGACCTGACATTAGCTGTAGATAGTCTATAAAAATCACCTTTATGCCATATTTCTGCTTCAAAATAGTAGCTTTAGCCCTTAACTGACTGATATTTAAACCACCAGTATCATCTATGTAGATAGGTGCTTGTATTATCTTGTCATCAGCCTTCATAACTACGTCTTTTTCGTAGTCATTCAAAATATTCATTCTAAGGCGTTTTAAGGGCACTTGTGAGCTTATTGACTCTAACCTTTCAACTAGCTGTTCGGAGCTCATTTCTAGGCTAAAAATAGCCGTAGAAACGCTTTTAACGATAGCTAAGTGATAAACCGAAGAAAGCATGAAGGCTGTCTTACCTGCACCTGGTCTAGCAGCTACCACAACCATGTCAGGAGCACACCATCCACCAATGGTAGTATTTAGTTCGGTAAATCCTGTATCAAAGCCTAATAATTCACCTTTAGTAGCCATATCACGCTTAGTTATTACTTGCATAACTATCTGATCTATAGTCTGTTCGTAGATATTGCCAAACTCTTGTAAACCTAAAAGTTTACTAATTAGTGAACTTATTGAGTCAAGTGACTCAGTATCAGGGTGTAAGAACTCACTAGATTTTTGTATAAGGGTTAGGTAGGCTTGACGTTTCTTATACAGCTCCACTACCATCTCAATGTGCGTATTAAGGTGGTTAGTGTGTACGATGTTGTCAGTTAGCTTTGATAGGTAGTAAGCACCACCTACTTCATCCATAGCTTTATCACCTTGTAATTTTTGGGCTATAGTGGTAATGTCTATAGAAATATGCTTATCAAACATGGACTTTATTGTAGAAAATATCTTCTTATGTTTAAGGTCATAGAAAACATCTTCGTTAAGTAATCCTATTACCAATGGTAAAGCATTCTTATCTATTAATAATGATCCAAGTATATTCTTTTCTAGTTCGAGGTTTTTAGGTAGGTTAGTAGCTTCTATCATTTGAGTTTTATTTTAGGTGCATCTTGATTTATTGGCTGAAAGTTTTTTGTGTTCTTTACCCATGTAGCTATTCTTCTACTAATGTCAAAGAATTTTTGATCCTGAAATCTCATTTTGCCTTTATCATTAGCTTCAGTCCAGTAGCTAATGAATGAATCATACTGATTACCAAGTTTATCTTTAAACTCATTAACCCTACCAACAAAGGCATCTTTACCATTATATATCTTATTAACTTTGTTATTATATTCTTTGTTATTATGTGCCAGTTTTTCGGCTGGGGGGTGGGTTGGAATTTCGGCTGGGGTGGTAGTATTTTCTGGCTGAGGTATTTCAATAGTAATTACCAATGATCTAAACTCAACTTCACCATTTTGTTTTAGTTTAACAATCCTTCCTAAAATTCCTAAATCTTCTAATTTCTTTAAATGTTCTTTGATTGTAGATTCAGAACAATCTAAACATTCACCTAAATAACGATTAGATGCAAAGCAATAGCCTCTTTCGTTTGAAAGATTAGAAATCAAAGCAATAAGCAATTTTTGTTTGTCTGTAAGTTCTTTGCTTAGTAAAACTTGTGCAGGTAATACTGCGTACCAATTATGTGACATAAAATAAAAGAGCCCTATCAAATTCCCCCCAGTCGGATTGGGGGTTCATCTCAAGGGCAATAAATTCTAAATGAGTATCCGACACTCACTACAAAGTTAATTTAATTCGTCAAACTTCTCTATTGCCTTAAATATCTGATGTGCAACTTGTGGAACTATTGCGTTTCCGTAGGCTTTTATTGATTCGTTTCGCCACTTAGAAAAGGTAATTCCGTCCATTTCTCTGGAAATCCCATCATCTCCTCCACAAATTGGGGGTTTAGATGGGAACGAGTCCCAAAAATTTCGTTCATTTGGCTTCCTAAATCGTCTCCCTTCCAATTCTCTGTCTTCCAATGCATATTCTTGTCCGATGCTCTTGGAGTTTGCAACATTTTCTTGTGTAGTAATGCCATTTTCCCGCTTAGCATGCTCGCTGTCCCATCCTTCCTCTTTTGACCTTTCCAATCCCCTGCTATTGGAGTTGGTAATAATCCTTTCCTTGCCATTGTTGTCAATCCAATTTGAAGATTTATCCCTTTCTCTTTCGATATTAAAAACCTTTTGTCCCAAGCTTCTGGCGTACTCCTGTCCTCCATAGCCGTTGGAGTTGGTAGCATATTCATCACTTGTGTCGCTAAATTCGGCATAGTTGTTCCGTTTGGATATTTCTCCATTCTCGCTTTGATTTTTTCCAAATCTTGCATCTCTTCCCTTGTCGTTGGAGTAAGCAACAAACCAGATTCGGTAGCGTTGGTGCGGTGCGTTGACACCTGCAGCTGGAATAAGAAACGATTGGACTTCATATCCTTCCCTTTCCAAGTCATCGTACACCTCGTTGAATACCAACCCTCCATTCCAGTTAACAAGTCCACGAACATTTTCGCCAACAATCCATCTGGGTTTGATTTCTTTAATTGCCCTAAGCATTTCAGGAAAGAGGTGTCTTTCATCGGCTTTCCCAAGTCTTTTTCCTGCTGTTGAGTATGGTTGGCATGGGAATCCTCCTGTGAGGATGTCAATTGATCCTCTGTGAATAGTGAAGTCTGTTTTAGTAATGTCATGATAAGAAATTGAGTTTGGGAAATGATGTTTTAATACTTGTTGTCCAAATGGATTCCATTCACAATGGAATATGTTATTCCATCCCATCCATTCGGCTGCTAAATCAAAGCCTCCTATGCCACTAAATAATGATCCATGATTCATAATTATTTTTTTATTCTAAATACTATAGGTCTGCCATCAAAAGTAAATTTCTTCTTAGCAACTGGATTTAATCCATCCCTTATAGATTTAGCGTTAATTAATGTTTTCCTACTCGCTGCTGCTATAGATTGAAACCACATTTCCGTTTTATCGTCTGTAAATATCATCCGTACTTTAATGTTGTTTTCAAATCCATTAGGCTCTAGTTCTAAACCCATTATATAATCGTTTTAATTCAAAGTAAATGTTAGCCGTCACAAATAGTAAACAAGCTAATGGAACTGATATAAAGAAAAATTTAAGTAATCCTAATATTTTCATAAAGCATATTTAAGCCCCCATGATTCGACTAACAAACACCACTAAGTTAATAAAAAATGTAGGGGGCTATAAGTTTAATAAGATTGTTTTGTTCTAAATGCATTCATCATGTTAACGATGCCTTGATCTAACTTGTAAGCATCATCCATCATATTGATGACTTTTCTTTCAGCATCTAAATATGAATCTAACTGCTCTTGGAGTTTTTTGACCTTATCTCTAAGCATCTCATTCTCTAGTTCAAGTGTGTCGGTGTAGGTTCCTAGTCTCATGGTTATTTCTTTAGACTAATTTTAAATGTAGTTGTGCTATACTTAGGTGCTGGATAGATCATCTCACCAGTTTCAGGATCAACCAATGGTTCTTTAATAGCTTTAAGTAAGCCTTCTCTTTCCTTTAGCTTGTACTTTACAGCCTCAACCTCTTGGTTAAGTTTTTGCCATGTGTAGTCACCATCATAGGCATACTTAACACCTGACTCCATTTTAGATAACTCAGCACCTAATACGTCTGCTTTACCTTGTGGGTACTTATCTAACTCAGCAATAACATCTTCTTTTAATTCGGCTCTAATGCCATCTAAAAGTTGTTGTAATGCTTCTGACTTAACTAGCATCTCCAATGGTGACTCACCAGAGTCTCTAAAGTGTGCTACGATTGTTTGCTTTAATAGTTCAATGTTAAATTTAGTAGGCTCTATGCTACTAAGTTCTACTTTTGGTAATAATTCTAAACTCATAATTTTTTATTTTATCTACCTTGCCAGGTAGAGTCGTTATTAAATGAAATTCCTCCTTCCGTTCTGTGATTGTTAAATAATTGGTCATCAGTAGGCTCATCTTGTTCTTCCCAATCACAATGTTCTAAACAATCAGGACAAATTCCCATTTCAGGCATAGTGGTATGTGCACCACAACAAGTTGAATAAGGCATAATTTTATTTTTTGGTTAAGTTATCTTTTTTAGCTTTTAATACTGCCATTAAGTTGTCATCAGAATCAAATGCTTGTTTGTATCCATAATACAAGTCAGTTAATTGCTTTAGCTTGGTACACTTAGCAATCTCAAACATTATTTCTTCTTTACTTGGTCCATCTTCTACAATCTCTGCAACTACTTCTACTATAGGCTTAGCAGGTTTTTTTGGCTCTTCTACTGCGAAATCCATTTCCTCAGCAGGTGTGGCTTCAAATCCTGCAGCTTTCATAAGCCATGCTAATAAGTTACGATACGCTTTGCCAATCGCTCTAGTCTGAGCCATTGAGAGAATAGCGTATTCATCAAAATAACGCTTAGTTTTCTCCCCATTGGAACACAAAGCAATACCAGTTGCAACGACCAAACCAGTGTTAATATTACGAACTTCACAAGTAGCCATATACTTAATAGTAGTTTCATTAGATAAGTCTTTAGTGTCTGTAATAATTGGCATCAATCCTAGAGAAGCACCAGCAAATTGCCATCCTTCTACGTTTACGAATTGTTTGCCTTGAATGTTTGAGCTTAATCCTTTCTCTTTAATTAGTTTAGATAGCTCATTAGATAATTGTAGCATTGAGTCTTTATTGATTAACTCATAGCTAGGGTTAGTTTTTTGCAATTCCATTGTAAGT